TATGTTGTTTGCCGGTCATCATTTCCCGACGTGACCTGAATATCCTACTTGCTAGACGTATCAGGTAGCCGCCTAGCTAGACCGATCAGCTTGGCGTTACGCCGCTGCGTTTCCGATGACCCGTTTAGACACCAATCCGCCGATACTTGCAAATCTTTTTATTCTTCAATGATTGCAATGGGTTATCCCTCTCTACGCAATTATCTAATACATGACCACGGAGGGAACGCAACATTATTGCTAACTTTCTTTGATTGAGGTTCGATTGTTACCCAATTTATTTTTTTATTTCGTAGGAGGAGATTAGATTGAAACATTATTTCATCATCTCATGCCTCGGGGCAATTTCCTTGCGTAGTTCCCTGTTTGTTCTCGTCAAGGCGCGGGGGGGGGATGGAATGCACACATGCGTATAGTCGTAATCGAGTCACCTATTCTCCTATAGAAAAAATTTAACAATTGGACACAGTCAACAAATGAACATGCTCTATTTTGCCCTAGGAAGCTCAAGGAGAGCAATTACAATTAAAAAGCTACTCACCTACTGCTGACAGCTATTGACATCTCAGAAGGGCTCCCAGAGGTCGCCCCTACCTTGCTTGATATTCCACCCTACAGATTCGCCCTCTATTATCTATAAACTGTTATCCCCCACTCCTTCAGTCGCTATCGCTCCTTCAGTCGTACCCCCTTAGCTGTCTTCTTCTCCTTGTCTATATCCCCTATATTAACCCCCTCCTAAGTAATATTATACCATAAAAATCACTTTTTGTCAAGAAAAAAATACACACCATGAAAATATTTAACGTAAAATGTCCATTTCTTCTCTACGGTATGAAAAAAGTTCTTGACAAATCCTCCAAAATATGGTATAATATAGGTATAGAGTAAAGGGAGTTTTATTTTCTATGGCTTCTCAAAAGAACACTAAAGCTCGCCAAAGAGCTCAAAAGAAATACAACGCCAAGCCTGAGCAAAAAAAGCGTAGGGCGCAACGTAACGCCGCCCGCAGGAAAATGATTGCTGCTGGCAAGGCTCGGAAGGGTGACGGCAAAGACGTGGCCCACAAAAACAACAACACCGCAGACAACAGCTCGGGGAATCTTACTATGCAAAGTAAAGCAAAGAACCGGTCGTTCAAGCGGGACAGCAACGCACGGAGGGCGTAACACTATGGCTTACCTAGGGAGAGATGATACTCCGGTGCCTACGAAAGGCCGTGGTTCGAAACTCACAGGTAAACAACTACGTTTCGTAGAAGAGTATATGGTTGATTGCAACGCTTCGAAAGCAGTCATCCGTGCCGGTTATAAGACAACCACTCAGAACAGACTCGGGGTTGAGCTTATGCGGCATCCTCTAATCAAAAAAGAAATTAACGAACGACTGGATAACAGGAAAGAACGTATGGAACTTACTTCTGATTATATCATCGGTCGACTCATCGCCCTTGCAGAGAACGCTACGAGAGAAGGCGATCAGCTTCGCGCCCTTGAACTTCTCGGCAAGACTATGGCTCTGTTTAAAGAACGCCAAGAAATTAGCGGCCCGGATGGCGAAGCTATCAAACACGAACAGAAAGTGAGAGAAGATGTCGCAGACTTCACCCGCGCAATTGCTAAGCTCGCTGAGCGAAACCGAAAGGCAGGAGTGGCTGAAGTCACTAACACCGGAACAGAAGGCTGAACTCCGCTGGCACTGGCCTTTCTGGGCTAGGCCGGATCAGCTTCCTCCGGAAGGCGACTGGACTACTTGGCTAGTTCTTGCAGGTCGCGGTTTCGGCAAAACCCGTATGGGTTCGGAGTGGATCAGAAAAATAGCTGAAGATAATCCCGGTTGTCGTATCGCACTCGTAGCTGAGACGGCGGCTGACGCTCGTGACGTTATGATTAAAGGAGACTCCGGTCTTCTCAATTGTGACCCAACCTTAAAGGAGGATGCTTGGTCCCCTACGAACCGCTGCCTTACTTGGCCGAATGGTTCTAAAGCTTGGTGCTACAACGCTACCGAACCTGATCAGCTTCGTGGTCCTCAGCATCATTTCGCTTGGGTCGATGAGCTTGCCAAGTTCCGTTACATGCAAGCCACGTGGGATCAGCTCATGTTTGGTCTTCGTCTCGGTGAACATCCTCAAGTCCTCGTGACAACTACTCCTCAGCCTAAACCTCTCATTAAAGAATTGGTGGCTAGGGAAGGCAACGGAGTTTACGTTACTCGTGGTTCTACGCTAGATAATAAAGACAATCTAGCCAGTGCGACGGTGCAAGCCTTGTACGATCGCTACGGCGGTACCCGCCTTGGTAGGCAAGAGCTTGAAGGTGAAATCCTTGGGGATATTCCCGGTGCTCTCTGGAACCATCAGATGATCGACGAAAGTCGTATTACGGAAGAAGAAGCTCCTGATATGGAGCGTATCATCGTGGCAGTTGATCCTGCCGCCTCTAGTCACGAAGGAAGCGACGAGAATGGAATTGTTGGAGTGGGTCTCGCGAGAGACGAAGACGGCTATGCCCGTGGCTACGTTCTTGCAGACCGAAGTCTTCGAGGAACTCCTGAAGAGTGGGCTAGAGCCGCCGTTAAGCTTTATAGAGAGCTCGGAGCCGATCGTATCGTGGCGGAAAAGAACAACGGTGGGGAAATGGTTGCCTCAGTTATCCGTTCTGTCGACCGGTCAGTACCCGTTACCCTTGTACACGCTAGTCGAGGCAAACACGTTCGAGCTGAGCCGATCAGTGCCCTTTATGAGCAACGACGGGTTCATCACGTTGGAAGGTTTGATAAGCTAGAAGATCAAATGTGTATGTTCTCGATCGATAACGTTCGAGATGAAAACACTGGATCGCCGGACAGAGTTGATGCTCTCGTCTGGGGTTTATCTCAGCTCTTCGATAGGATTACTGCTCGACGCCGTACTAACCTCTCTCCGACTGGAAACACGACCACCGGCCTCGTAGGCGGTACTAAGTTCGACTTAAATCGTTTCTATGACAACAACCCTAATTCATGGATGGCATAAAGCTTATGGCTGATGAAAATCAAAAAGATGGCCAGACCGTTGATGTTTTGCATTACGATGGTCGGACGCCGGACAATTACATCCCTGAGGGTTACGAGTCTCAGGAAGCATTTCTACAGGAGATGCGAGAAGATTACCAAGCCGATCTGGAATTCGATCGAATCAATAGAGAACAAGCTCTTGACGATAAGAAATTCGCAGTCGGTGAACAGTGGGACCCGCTAGTTCTCGAACAGCGTAAGGGTCTTCCTTGTCTCGTTATCAACAACATTCCTCAGTTTACGGCACAACTTGTCGGTGACTGGCGGGAAAGCCGCAAGGCTATTAAGGTTGTTCCGAGTAACGACGAAGACAAGGCGGTTGCAGATGTACGCGGTGACCTTATCCGCGCTATTGAAATGCAATCTCGTGCTTCCCGTACCTATGACACGGCTTTCGAAAGTCTTGTCCAGTGCGGTGATGGTGCGTTCCGTATTTGCGTTGAATACGCCAAGAATAGCGTCTTTGATCAGGACATTCGAATTGGTCAGATCGAAGACTGTCTTTCCGTAGTGTGGGACCGTTTCTCGGTTGACCCCACTGGCAGAGATGCTAAGCGCGTGTTTGTCGACGATCGTATGCCCAAAAGAGAATTCAAGAGAAAGTACAAGGATATTGAACCGGACGAACTTATGTCCGACATCACTCTCCGCGATCTTTCCTCGGAAGGTTGGGTTGATCTTGACTCTTACCGTATCACTGAGTATTGGCGTCTAATCGAACGTCAGCGTATCATGGCCTTGTTTGAAAATGGCAAGGTGTACGAGCTGAAAGAGGACAACCTCGAACAGCTTGTTACGACTAATGGCGCTCCGGTTAAGACTCGCCTTGCTTGGGTGACCTATGCTCAGATGCACCTCACTACTGGCTTCAAGATTCTTGATGGTCCGTATGAATACCAACTGAGCCGTCTCCCCATTATCCGCATGTCGGGTCGTGTGGGGAACATTAACGGTCGTAGAGTACGATACGGTCTCGTCCGCTTTATGAAGGACGCAGCTCGCCTTAAGAACTTCTGGAGAAGCGTTGCCGCTGAACAGCTTGGTTACGCTCCGAAAGCTAAGTGGATTGCTCCTGAGTCGGCTATCGAGGGACGTGAAGACATGTTCCGACAGGCCCACCTCACTCGTGATCCTCTGCTGATTTATAACGACGGGGCAGAAGCTCCGCCGACTCTTATTCCCCCGCCGCCTGTTGAAGCAAGCCTCCTTAACGAGGCAGCGATTAACGCACAGGACATGAAGGACGTTACCGGTATCCACGATGCTTCGTTGGGTATCCGATCTAACGAAACTTCTGGACGAGCTATTCAGGCTCGGCAGCGGGAAGGTGACATTGCTTCGCTTACCTTCTACGATAATGCTAACGCGGCTGTCCTTGAGGCAGGTGACGTTATCAATCAGCTAATCCCTCAAATTTATGATGGCACCCGTGTGGTTCGCACGATCGGTGAAGATGAAACTCAAAAGTTCATCACGATCAACGATCCTATGAACCCTGATGCTATCGATATGTCTATTGGCGATTTTGATGTTGCTCTCACCACTGGTACGTCATACACGACTCGACGTGTTGAAGCCGCTCAGGCTATGATGGACGCGATCCAAGTCTGGCCTCAGCTAATGACTGTCGCTGGCGACCTTGTCGCTAGAGCACAGGATTGGCCGGGTGCTGATAAGATTGCTGAAAGACTTGAACAGTCTATGCAACAGTCTCAAATCGATCCTCAGCAAGTTGAAAAACTTCAACAGCAGTTGCAGAAACTCACGTTCGAGAATCAGCAACTCAAGCTTGCTAATAAGGATAAGTCGCAAGACCGTGAAGTTGATATCTACAACGCTGAAACGCAGCGTATCCGTGCTCTCTCTGATCACGAAGTCGATGCCAACGACATGGAAATGAACGCAATTCAAATGATTCTTG